AAGAGGGGGGGGGGGGGTGTGTTTTTTCCCCCCGCCCTTTCTTTTTGATTATCATTTTAATTGTTACCTTTGTATTTATAAATAAGCAATATATGAGACCTTTAGTAATAACCGGAACCTGTAAGGAATTACATAAGTGTGCAAAACTACTGGAAAGATTTGGTTACATTCCAAATAGCCACGGCATACCATCTTGTGACAATCACGAGGGAGGATTCCTAATACTTAATTGTGAGGGGGAATTTGGCTTTTACATGTGTAATTGGTATAGTAATTTGGACTATATGGTAACGGCTTCTGACTTTTTAAAAAGTTATGGAGGGCTAGGTATACGCAGTCCGTACAGTATAAAGAATTTCTATTTTGCCTGTACGTTTTGCATGTTAGTAATGGGGTTCGAAGGAAGCTTGGCTGTAGGTCGTCTGTGGCTGCTGGCATTTTTCTTGGTTAATATACCCTTACATTTTAAAACAATCAAATCTTGGTTTTATGGAAACGAAAGAAGACTTAGAAAAAGAAATTAAGATTAAGTTGCTCTTAATCAAAGATTTTGAAGAATTGGATAGAGGGGAACTGCAAACTCTTCGTAATTACACTCGTCATGTGTATAAAATAGATGGGGTTGAAAAGGTAGGAGAGGAAACCCTTCTCAACGCTTACTTGATTTTTAAACGTAAAATGATGGAAAAACTGGATACGGTTTTAGTTTGTCCTTATCCTATGATTTCAGGGGGTGGTAATTTTGCAGCAGAAGCAACGACCTACGCACCTGTGCCAATAAATACGTTTAGAGGGATAAATGGCGATCGTGGTGGTACTTTTTTAGTTAAGGGGTGGCAAAGCATGCCCGTACTAACTGTGTTTTATTTTGAAGACCATACAGAAGTAATATGCTTGTCACCGGATGGTGACTTTTGCAGAATTACGAGCAAGACTTTGCAGTTCGATATATAAACACTATATTTGTGGTGTGTGGTTTTGTTACATAATAATAAACTTTTAATTTAAACGCTAAGGAATTTGACATGGTTTTGTGAAATTTTGGAGAGCAGGCTGTCTCAGGTAGTGATACTAGGGACAGCCTTATTTTATGTCAAAAAAAAAGTCCGACTTTCACAAGCCAGACTTCTAATGTTTATACTATGGAAAATTTATAAAAATAAGAGACAATTTAGAAACCCAATTTCTTTAATAATTTCTTATAATCATCTACAGGAAAATACATGCGACCAAACTTTTCAGCCCATTTTTCGGGGTAAAATCTTAAATATTTATCATGATCCTTAACTGTGGCACAGGCGATAGCACTTGGTAGTCCAATAATTAGCAGATAAAACCACCCTGACCATCGTGAATTAATGTGATGACCATACTCATGTGATGCTGTGCTTATGCTTCTTTCAGCTGCATCAGATATAAACAGAAAATAACCGAGCGTTACACTGCTCGTTCCGGGCTTTCTAAAGTAAAATGCACCGCCAACAGTACCCAAGTACCGCCAGCCTGTTACAATGGCAAATAGAAGCCCTAAGAGGTTCTGAGGAAACATCCAGAAAATAAGTAACAGGTGAACCAAGAAGGCAACTACTTTGCCTTTAGGATTAAAAAGAGGAAAATCATCCTTTCCAATTTCCACATAAATGTCATTGCCAAGAGGATCACTAAGTTGTTCGTGCCCTTGATTTGTTTTTGTTTTAAATTTTTCTTTCATAGCTTTAACTTTTGCCGCAAAGTTATAAATTATATTTCTCAATAAAATCGTCTACTTCTGTGTCAGTAGCAGGTCTAATCTGTAGGATATTCAAGTTATCCAAATCAGATTGTGAAATAGGAAAGGGTAACCGAGTCCGACCGGACGGAGTTATGTACCACCTGTTTTCATCGTCTCTTAAAAGAATGGTATCGGGAGTATCCTCATTCAGAAATATTTCATCTGTATAGGCTACCATCATTTCACTCCAGTTCTTTTCAAGTCCTTCTGTATGTTTTGGTGCTCGGTTCAACCCTGCCAGAAAATTTAATTTAGGATCAAGAAATTCTTCCTTGGTTGCAGCAGGTACAGGGCTATGACCAGATAGCACCGTAACAGGCTGCTCTGAGGTTATACGTTTCAGTTCGGCAATTAGTTGCTCCTCTCGTAAAGTGTAATCATTCACTTCACGTTGGAGTTCTCTAATCTGCTGATCCTTAACGAATAGGAGCTTTTGCAGCCTATCAATTTCTGCTTGTAAATTAAGCGTGCGGAATATCTTATCTCTTTCTGCCATTGCCTTGGGATTTAAACTGGGCTATATACGTCTCTCCCAAAAATCTTACGAAAACGATAGGAAAATCGGTGATTTGCTTTTTGTTTTTTATTTTGAGCTATCTACGATAGCTTTTTGTTTTTTATTTTTATATATGAGTGAATGAAGGTTAAATTTTAATTTAACCGTAATGAGCGAATACTAGTTATCACTATAGGGAGTATAAAGGCAATCTAGTCACAACTTCGCATGCACACGCGAGGTCTGACAAAACTGACAGAAATATGACATCCTAAAGATAAGTTGCTGACACGTATAATATCCAACGAGCCATATCTGGGGCAGTCAGTGCAAGCTGGCATCTTTAGCCCGTGTTCAGGCTATTTCCGAAAAGAAATGAATGTTATGCTTTAAGATTTGTTTTATGAGATTTTAAGTTTTTGTGATTGACAATTGACATGTATTTGGGACGTTGGGGGCTTAATCGCCCCCGTTGGTCCGTTTTAGAGTAATCGTTTAGGAAATTGCTAATTATTGCATATCTTTACACCGATAAAATTGTTTTGAACTAAAACTTTAAAGATATGAAAACAGTTACACAAAAAGTTTCTGGCTATCTGTATAAAACAACTCTGGCTAATCCCGGAAGTTTGCCTAATCCAACAATGATACAAAGAGCATTTGAGGTGGGCGCAGTTTCTGAAGATTTGGATGCTGCTAAATTTGAATCTGACGAAAACCAACAGCCCGAAGGATTTTTATTAATTCCTTTGACAGCTGGAACAATTAAAGTTCATTTGGCTGGTGCTCCTAATTTTGAAGATTATACTTTGTCTGAGGCAGAAGTGTCTGCTAGCATTGGATACCCGATGGTCTATTTGGTAGACAAAGTTTACGCTAATGGGACTACGGCAACTTTAAACATTGGATGGTAACATGATAGGCGTAGGAATTGGCATACCGTTTAGGAAAGGGCATGGGTCACCGGAACCTCCGGTTGATAAATTTATCAACTTTAATGACATAGCTCAGCCGTATCCTGCTTTTGTAACTCTTACTCAGGACGGTAAGAGATTAACATGGGGTGACAAGATAAAGGTTGGTTCCACAATTCACTTTGAAAATTATGTGAATATTATGGATGGAGTTTTCCAGTTGGAAAACGTGTATTGCAATGGATATATTGAAGCTGGCAGTGACATAACCGTTACAGAAGATATTCAATTTACGTCCAGTGGTTTTTGGTTTTATTCGGCTCCTATTGCAGCTTATTGCCCAAAGTTTTTTAATAATCTTGCATTATCATCTTTGGGTTATCTACCCGATGTAACAGGGCATAAAAAGCATCTTATGTTGTATGATATGGATTACGTTCCAGAAAGTGGCATAGGAAAATACGTTATGAATTTTACAAATGACTATAACTATTTGCCTGCACGTGCAACATGTGATGTGAATCCCCATGAAATTTTGATCACAAAGGTTGGCTCAGGTGGGCGTTTCTTGGAAACCAATGCAATCAACAAATCAATAAATGGATATACCGTTGAAGTAAAAGGAATTTCTTCTTTAACAAGTGGGCAACTAAGATATTATTACTCAAATACCGCTTTTGTTGCAGTTACTAATGATGGCAAACATGATTTACCAGCCGTTGCACAATCTTCTACTAATACTTTTGTTGGATGGAGTATTCAGGGGGAACCTTCTGGTAGTGAATGCAATATTACCATTACTGAACAGGGAACCGACGAATCTGGATTATATTTTGATGGCATTAAAGACTATGGTAAAATTTTCGGTGTGACCAGCGGAGCGCAATGTCTGGCAGCTAAAGTTAATTGGTTTTCTTCCTCAAGAGTTTTGTACGACCAGCGTATTCCTGGGAATAATCCAAGTACTTTTGCTATATGGCTTGGGGATAATTCTGGAGATGGAACTGCTGCTTATGCTTATTTGGGTAGAAGTTCCGGTCAAACGTACATTAACAATGTGCTAAATAATACTCAGTTGCCTTCTGCATTGGCAGGAGTGGCGCATGTATTTAGTCAGGAAGTTTCAGAGGTCACAACAAATAATAGTCAATCACCTGTGTTTGGGTGTTCTTCACAAAATTTATATTTTGCAAGGTTTGCTATGTATGGGGTAGTGCTATTAGGGGCAGTTCCTGATGAACATGAAAGAAGTGCTATTTATGAATGGTGTAATAAACAATAAATTGAATTGATATGGACAAATTTGCGTCTTTGGCTACATTTGAAAAAGTAGCGGCTGAAAACGGTTATGAAGTGTTTACAGCAGAGGAAATTGCGGCTTACTATAAAGATGGTTTGCGCAAAAGTATTAACAACGAGTTGACAAATGAGGAGAAGGAAATTTTTACTGCTGACATTGCCTTTCTGCAGAAGTCTATTTGCCACGATGAGAACGGCAAAGAGGTAGTACGTTACTACCGACCCGAACAGGTAAAATGGGAGCAGGCAGAGGACGGCACAATCCTTAAAGGTATTGAGGGTGTGTATTTGGATACTCCTACTAACCGCAAGCTTAACAGAGTAGGGGCTGCTTATACTGCTCCTTCTGATATTTTGAAATCGCTTGTAGTGGAAGAAGTTGGCGATGCTATTGTAAAAGCTATGCGTACAGGTCGTTATGCAGACACTTCCGAGAACCGTCGGCTACATCGTGTTGGTCAGCCATACGGTAATAAATCAGAAAAGAAAGACATGGATACCGAAAAAGAGCTTGCAGCAGTGAATAGGGAAATTGCAGCGGTTGCAGCTGGGAAAACAAAGCTTTCTAATGAAAAAGTTGTAAAACTATACGCAAAAAGAAAAGAACTTGAAAATAAGATGAAAGGCGGTGATAATGAAGATAAGAAAAATGTTGAGCGTCGTGAAGCCAAAGAAAAGGAACGCTTAGGCGGTATTAAAGGCGATGAAAAGTTACATGAACGTGCTGGGGGCGATAAGAAAGACAAGTACGAAGACAAAAAGGAAGTTGAAAAGCGTGAAGCCAAAACGAAGGAAAGTTTGGGTGGTATAAAGGGTGATGAAAAACTGCATGAAGAAGCAGAAAAAAAAGAAGATAAAAGAGCCCCATCCGGGTTCTAAGAGAAATCCTTTGAAAATAGACAGTGTTGAGGATATTCATAAATATGCCGCCTATCAGAAAATTACCATTGATGGTCACGAAGCCACTATTGTGAACCGTGGCACATATGATGAGGATACTCACAAGCCGTTGTATTACGTTGAAACAGCCGACCAGACGCATGCTTACACAGGCTTTGATTTGCTAAAAGAAAATATTGAAGAATTTGTGCGTGTTGCAAATGGCGGGGAAACTAATAGTGAAAGGGCAAGAAAGAAAAATAGATAATTATAGCAACTATTTTAAAATATAACAATAATGGAAGATTTAATAATGAAATCCGTGAATAAGCATTACTTTCCAGAAAAGGAACGTAAAGAGCTTGCAAAAGAGGGTGAAGCCATGCCTGATGGTTCGTTTCCTATTCGTAACGAACAGGACCTGAAAGATGCTATACGTAGTGTTGGTAGAGCCAAAGACCCCGCAGCCGCTAGACGGTGGATAAAGAAGCGGGCTAAAGAAATGGGCAAAGAAGCAACATTGCCAGAAGATTGGAAATAAATTAAGAATTTCGGTGGCATTATCTTGGATATTCGTTTTAAATGTTTATCTTTGTAGTGCCACTTTAATTTTGATTAGATATGGACGATATAGAAAAATCACGTTACGGTCGGTATGAGGACAATGCTAAGAACAGGCGGTTACACCGAGTAGGTCAAGAATATGGCAGCAAGAAACAAGAAAACGAGCCTTCTAAATCTAATAAGCCAACTCTTGATGAAATTCGCAAAGAAATTAATGAATTAGGAAATATATTGAGAGGGCGGATCAAAGACGGAAGACATACAGAAGACGTGGAAAAACGTATATCTGAAATGTTGCAACAGACTACAGATTTGACGCTAAAAAATACTTTGGAAAACTTTGAGAAATTCACTAAACTAGATACTTTTGCTAATATTATTTCTAGATTAGTGAATGACGAAATTAAGCGTCGCAAAACAGAGGAAAAAGAAAAGGCTGTACTCAAAGAATCTACTGAGGAAGAAAATAAAGCTCAATCTGAAGAGCCTGAAACCTATACCCGTGTCAAGTTTGACGACGTTCCTAACAGCGGGAAAATCAATCTGAAGAAATACCTGTCAGACAAAGTTCGTAAGGGGGTTGATGAAAAGTGGTCAAACATTAGGAACATTCCTACGGAAAACCTCAAGAAGATGGAGAAGGGTCTTGTGAATGATTTAAACAAGAACTTTGAAGCTATTAAGAAGTCTCAAAGAGCGGAGTTGCTTTACTCTATAATGAAAGTTAAGGGAGAACTGTCAAAACGCAGCAAAGAGACTAAAAATGAGGAAAAAACAGGGTGAACAGCCTGCACCCAAAACAGAACCCGTAAAGGAGGGACCTAAAAAGGAGCATAAGAAACCCGAATCCTTTAATGAACTTTACACCCGCATTCGTGAATCCTGGGCAGATATTATGGAAACAAAGCCTAAGGAGGTAGATTTTACTAAGCCTAAAGAAGTGGCTGAAATGGCTGCTGCATTATTTCCAGGAACCGAAGTGAGCAAGATAGATGGGGAAGAAGAATATATGGTTCAATATCCTGGGGATGCAAATAGGTTTATGCGTATTGATAAATTTACCAAGTCTCCTAAAGCTCTTATGGATAAAATAAGACTGTTTTTATCTATGGATATGGATATACGCACTAAGCAGAATTTTTCAAGTTCTGATCTAGAAAAATTGGATAGGTTATTTGAAATAGTTTCGGAAAGTGTAACAGATAGGGTACTTGCTAAAGATATATCTGCTGTTCGCACAAAAGAATTTAAAGAACAAGTTACTGAAAATAACAAGAAGATTTCCAAAAATGTTGGGATAAAACAGGGTAAACCGATGAGCTTTGAAGAAGCTAATCAAGGTCGTGGAAATCCAAAGTTCTTTACTGATGACCTTTATCGTGTAAACTGTCAAACGTGTGTAGTAGTGCATGAATTACGATTAAGAGGGTTTGATTTGGGTGCTAAACCAAAAACAAGTCCTACTCAAAACGCAATGTCTATTGACAGTACCTTTGCATGGATAGACCCGTTAACCGGACAGCAACCTGAAGCCACGAAAATATCTTGTGCTCCAGATAATCGTATTATGAAAGTTAGAAAAAGCAAAAAATCAAAGTCTGATTTGCGTAAAAATATTTTAGCTGCCACAAAAGAGCCTGGACGTTATAATTTTTCTTATGGGTGGGTGTGTGGCAAAGATAGTTCTGGACATATTATAACTGCTGAAAGATACGCTGATGGGAATTTAACATTTTATGACCCCCAAATTGGAAAGATGATACCTATAATCCAATTATTGGATGAAGTTAGCCCAAAATATATGTGCTACATACTAAGAGTAGATAATTTGCTTATTAAACCAGATATTGTTAAAGATTACGCAATGCATTATGAGTAAAATGACAGAAGAAGTAACTCGGGCGATAGCCACGAAGTTTCTAGGAGGAATAGAAGGATTTAAATTGACTAAGTTGGAAAACTACAAAGACTATATAGTCTATTTTGCTTTTCCAGATGGTGTGACAGGTGAAATAAATGTCGGACGTCCTATTTATGTACTGATTGATAAATTGGGCAAAGCCCGATACGCCACGTACGAAGAAAATCATGAAATATTGATGCGTTCGAATTCTGACGAAGAAGACGACGAGGACTAACAGCTTTTCAATTTGTTCTTTTTATTATACATTTGTACCGTTTAATAAGGTAGAACTAAAACATAGAAAAGATGAAGAAATATGTTTATTCAAAAGGTGAAGAAACAGTAACCGTTGAAACTGATGGTCTTGCAGCTATCAATAATTTTATGGTGACTGGTCTTATCGGTGAAAATTACGGTGGGCTTGTGCACGCTGGTTTAGCTTTTAAGATGGGTGATACAGTAAGCATTCCGGAGATGTTGAATGCAGCTAAAAGATGTGAATGTAAGGTGGAATGTTACGAACAGGGCAATCTTATCATTGACGAAAGTGCCGATTTTACAGGTGGGGAACCGGAACCAAAAGGTACTATTTTTGGTCTTCAGCTGGGTGTTGCTTACAATGAAGCAACATACAATGCTGTCGTGCCAGCTAGTTATGTTGAACAATGCCCGTATGCTGATAGCAAAGATAGTCTTCCTTGGCTGGTAGCTAAATTTGAAAAGCAAGGGGCGACTGATGATGAATATCAAGTGCAATTGTGGGCAAATGATAGCCGTTTGTCTTTCTCAAATATTCCGGAAAGTGTCGGTACAGTAAGTGAAGATGGCAAAACGCTGACTTCAAAGGCGATGAGCTATATTATGTTCGAAGTTGTAAGGGATTTGACTATTTACGATCCGAAAGCCGTTACTTGGTTTAAGATGCGCATTATTTACGATAATCGTACCTACGACGCAAAAGTATTTGTCACACCTAACACGATTTAATTATGGGGAACCGAGGGAAACGTCGCGGACCTAAAAGGCAACAACAGGGATCACAAATGAGTGATCCCTTAACTGCTTTAGACGGTCTTACATTACAAGAGTTACAAGTCATGTCAGCTGCTGCTCCTATTGCTTTGAGGAACAGACTGCAAAAGGGGCTTAACTCTGAAAATTTTGAGGAGGTACTAAAGGCACAGTCCTTTATTGCTTCACAGAAGAACGGACGTAAACTTCCCGAGCCTGAAATTAAATCAATTCTTTGGAATCCTTCCGAAATTGGTTTCAATGGTAAAGGATATCGTGATCCTGCTACAGGATTTTCGTTTAATACGCTCAATCGTATGGGCGATATCTTTATCATTAAATCAGTTATCAACACTCGTATTGAGCAGGTGCAAAACTTTCTAAAGTACAGTAATGATGACCAAAAACCCGGATATCAGATTAGATATAAACAATCTCCTGGATCGGTAGGTGATAAAGATAAGAAAGAACTTAGTGAAAAAGACAAGAAAATCGTTGACTATATTGTTAAGTTCTTGGAAGAGGGCGGGGAGAATGAAAAGTGGGAATGTGAGGACAATTTTCAAGAGTTTACCCGTAAAGTGCTGAATGACAGTTTGCGCCTAGACCAGATGTGTTTTGAAATAGTGCGTAGTCGTAATTTAAAACTTAAGAAATTTCGTGCTGTTGATAGTGCGATGATAAGGCAACTTGACACCAATGACCCACGTTATCAACAGATGTTTGAGCAGTTTAGATGGCATGGATATTTGCCTCGCTACGGAATGGTCTGGGACGGTCAAATTATTCGCCACCCTGTTACAGGGGAATATGTTGCCTTTTATCCTTGGGAGCTTGGTTACGGTATACGTAACAAAACTACGAATGTGCTAAAGAATGGCTACGGATGTAGTGAACTTGAAACATTGGTTGAAATTGTTACATGGATTCTTTGGGGCATGCAATACAATGGAAATTTCTTTAAGCAGGGTAGTCAGCCAAAGGGGTTTATCAATGTGAAGAATGGTAACATTGACCAAGGAACTCTAAACGAGTTTAGACAGGATTGGAAACAAACAATGTCCACCGTTTATAATTCGCATAAGATACCTGTTGTGCAGGGCATAGACCTTGAATGGATTGATTTGCATAAGAATAATCGTGATATGGAATTTACTGAATGGGTAAAATTCCTATTGGTTATTGTATGCGCAGTATATCGCATGGATCCTAGCGAATTAGGTTTTCAATTTGAGGATGCTGCCCGTGTATTCGGTCAGGATGGACAAAGAGAACGTCTAGAACATTCTAAACAGAAAGGTTTAACACCATTATTGGTATTTTACCAGAATATACTGAATAAGTATATAATCAGTGAAATTGATGATCGTCTGGAGCTTGTATTTACAGGGATTGAAATTGAGGATGAAGAAAAACAAGTTAAGCTGGATGCTCAGAAAATTCAGAACGGTTTTGTGTGCCTTGAAGATATGTTTGAAAAATACAGTGGAAGACCATTTGATCCTGATAAGGATACCATTTTAAACAGTGTTTATCAAACAGCACAAAGTGCTAAAATGATGGGTGGCGATTATATGAATGGTATTGCTGAAGAGGATAAAACAGACGCTGACAAGGATATTGACAATCTTTTAATGGAAAAATCCATTAATGGAAATCCAATTCTTGGAACGGCTTTAGAATTTATTGATAGGCAATTAAGCAGAAAGAAGTAATATGGAGAGAGCCGTTTCACCTAGAATAAAACATCATGTTGATCCGTTGCGTTATCCCAACATTCAGCTGAAATACGAAAATAAGGCTAAAAATTCATTTTCGGCTGTCAGACTGTTTGGAGAATTGGTGGAAGAAATGGTGCAAATTACTAAGGAGAAGAAATAATGCTGTTTACAGAAGAAGACATAAAGAAGATACTAGGGGTAATTGATACAGCAGTGGCAAAAATGGTTGCGGAAACACTAGGCAAGGACTATTTAACGCAAGCTGACTTGACATTGCTTAAGAATAAAGGCGTGGACTTGGTTAAACTGATACCCAAGTTTCCGTCGCATTACCAAGCCTTTCTATTTGGTCGTGTATCGGCTGCAATTGGAACGCAAGCATCTAGGTCAATGAGTTATGTTGATTTTGAGAAGTTTCTGGCAAATATGGGCTTATTTGCTCCTAATACGAGGGAAATGGCTTTTTATCGCATAGCCGCAAAGAAAACCTATACTCATATAAAGGGGTTGGGAGAACGGCTTAAGAACGATGTACGGGCTTCTGTTGACGCTGAAGAAATAAATTATTTGGCTGCTCAAGATGCCGCAAGGCGCAAGGGCGAAGAAGTGTTAGCTAAAGAAATAGCTGATGGTACGCTTGAAAAACGCACAGTTAAGAAAATAACATCTAATATTGCTAATCAGATGAATGATTGGCAAAGGGATTGGGGGCGTATAGTGGAAACTGAATGTCAGGATGTATATAATATGGGGCAAGCCCAATATATGATGACATTGGAGCCTGATCCTTTGGTTTATTTTGATGTATTTCCCGGAGCTTGTAAGCATTGTATTAGGTTGTTTCTTACTAATGGAATCGGTAGCAAACCACGAGTTTTTAAGCTTTCAACGCTGTTAGCCAATGGTACTAATTATGGAGTTAAGGTTAAGGAATGGAAAGCCACCATTCATCCAGTACACCCGTTTTGCCGTTGCGATTTGCGCTATTTGCCTAAAGGTTACGAATGGAATGAAGAAACTGGAAAATTCGAGCCTCCTAAGAATTATACTCCTCAAGTGGAAAGAAAAAGCAAAGTAAAAATAACAATTGGAAATAAAGAATATTTAGTATGAACCTGAAAAAGTTATTAGGGCTTCAATCAGCCCAAGAAAAAATTGAGGAATACAAGGGGCTTAAAGAGCAACTTGGAAAACTTGATATGATGGGACAAGAATTGACGGATAAGTTTATGATACAAAAATCTATCATAGATGACATTGCTACAGTGCCCGAAAGCAAGCGGCAGGAAACATTTGCTAGGTATAGTTCTTTTTTGACCAGCCACCAAAAGGAAGTTGCCGCAGCTTGTAACGAACGCACAAAGATTTTAAAATCTTTGGAAAAATTGCGTAACGATGAAACCGTTGGTAAGGCATGTAAAGACATTGATTTGTTGGATACTGCTACCCAGCGATACAAAGATGGCACAATTTCCAAAAGTGTTTATTTTGACATTTTAAAGTCAGTTTCTGGTGAGCCGACAAAGTATGCCGATGTGCTTGCTTTTAATAAGCAGGGACAGCTTCTTATTTTGCATCGTGTAACTGATTTCACTCCTAACGGAACAGTTTGTATTCCAGGAGGGCATGTTGATCCAGGAGAGGACTTTAAGACGGCTGCTTTGCGGGAATTAAAGGAAGAAACAAACCTTGATCCTATTACCGAAGCAGGGGTTAAAGAATTGGGAGAGTATAAAAGCGAAGATGCTCATATTAAATATTATCAAGTAATGGTGGATGAGACGCAGCCTGTTACATGCGATGCTACTGAGCATTGCTATCATGAATATGTTGATGTGGGTACAATTCCTTTAAGACCATTTATTTTTGATCAAGGTGAAAATATAATGAAATTTCTTATGAATCCTGATCAGGAGATAAAGTTAGAGCCTTTATTAAAGGCACTGGACGAAGGGCGTATCACTCCAGAAGTATTTGTTCCAGCATTTAATCAGATCATTAAAAAGGCATTAGACACCGAGGCAGCTAAACCACTTTTGCCTGAAAGCATGGATGGCGATACAAAAACTATTGCTACCCCAGCTCCAACTCATAAGGCTATTGTACCGCTTCGTGACCCAAGAAGAAGCATGGAACAAGTGATGAAAGCTGTAAGCGGTTGCACCCGTATAACAATGGGAACGGATATGAAGTTTGAGCAACCTTTGGTTATTCATGATTTGGTTTATAAGTCTAATCCAGAAAACAATCGTTTGACAGAGGTAGAAATTTTGTACGCAGGCGATGAGGTAAACATGCGTCAACTCCTTGACAGAATGAAACTTGGCTTGTTAAATGGTTCAATGAAAATACGAACACCACACGAGGAATTTATGTTAGCAAACGAAAACGGAACCGATTATGTTGGTGACGCTGTGTTTGTGCCTCTTTGAAAAGATTTGTATTTTTGTCCAGAAATTAAAATGTAAGAAATGAAAAAGAAAGCCCCAAATGATTTTAACTTTTGGCTTCCTATTGATTTGATGAAAGCTGAAGAGGCTACCCAATATGAAAGAGGGGACGACCGCAGATACGAAAATATGGTATTTGAAGGTATAGCTAGCGACAACAGCGAAGATTATCAAGGGGATAGCATGGAGCCGAATGGCTTTATCATTGATTACTTTTTGCGGCATGGGCTTTTTAACCTTGATCACCTGACGGTACGTGCTAAAGAGTTAAAAAGCCGTTTCTGGATTGGTGAGCCTTTGGACGGAAAAATTGTAGATAACAAGTTTTGGGTAAAAGGTAAACTTTGGTCAGAAAGCCCTGAAGCCCGTGCTTTTTGGGACAAGTGTATTGAAATGAAAATGAGTGGCAGTACAAGGCGTCCTGGGATGTCCATTGAAGGAAAAGCACTTGAAAGAGATCCCAAAAATGAGAAGCATATTACTAAAGCTATTATCAACAATATTGCATTGACATTCACACCCGTTAATTTTAATTCTTATTTGGATTTTGTAAAGGGAGTTCAACAGCAAGATTTCATACCTACAGATGGGCTTATCAAAAGTAAACTGAATAAAGCAATTATGTTTGAAAAAGTTATCGGTAACAAAAGGATCGTAATTGATTCCAAATTTAAAATTACTGAGGAAATGATTTGAAAGAACATTTTTAGGAAAAGAAATTAAGTTATAATTTTAACCAAGAAAAATTGAAGATTATGTATGTATTAACTGAAGAACAAAAAGAAGATTCTCTGGTTAAATCACTCGTTGAAAGTGGTTTTTCAGAAGAAACCGTAGCCGAGTGGATTGCTAAAGGCTCCATTGATTTGGCAAAGTCTACACAGTATGGTCCAGACGATCACGGTGAAGGTGCTGGCGATAATGTGGGCGAAAAGCGTGACAAAAAGCAGGAAAAGGACGAAAAGAAAGAAAAGAAAAAGATTGAGGACGAAGACGACGATGACGAAAAAGATTTTGAAAAAGGCAAAGGCAAAAAAGATTGTGACATGGGTGGCGGTGACAAAAAGACCGACGAACTTGCAAAATCTTTAGGTTTAGATGTTTTTTACAAATCTTTGTCTGACGAATTGTTGGGAGCAGTAAATGCCACAAACGATGAGTTTGCAAAATCTATTCCGGCTATTGTTGAAAAAACGTTGGAACCTGCTTTGGAAGCTTTTGCGGATAGAATTGAAAAATCCATCAGTGGAATGCGCATGGCTATTCAGGCTTTCGGTGATGCTGCCCCTAGCTTTAAAACAGCTGGTTTGAGCAAGGCGATCATTGAAAAAAGCATTGAACATGGTGGAGGTGTAAAAGACGAAGAAGGACATGTTGCTTTAAGTGCATCTCGTGACCGTGCAGTGGTACGCGAATTGATTTTAAAATCCATTGCTGAAGAACCAGACAAAGATATTCAAAAATCTTTGAATGATGGTGCAATGTCTTATGTTCTTGATCCCGTAGGTGGTGCAATCGGTGAAAATGTTGCTCAGTACCTGTACACTAACAAAAAAGTACGTCTCGTGAAATAATTTTGTAAGTAAAACTTTTAAGACAGAAAATAATATGGATTTATTTAATTATCAAGGACAACAGGGTAACGACCCGTTGGAAAGCATGACCGCTGACGAAATTTTGAAAGCGATGGAAGCTGGTCTTATGACCGGAATGCAGTATGATAATCAGCTCAATAATGGTGGAGGTTTGAAACCTGAGAGTTTGGATTATGTACTGAAAAACTTAGAAAACCGTTTGGATCAGTTGGTGTTCTGGAACGAGTTGCCCCGTCAACGAATCGAAAACACTGTACATCAGTACAACCAATTGTATAAGTATGGCGAAAACGTGGGCATCTTCAACGCTGAAGGAGAAACCCCGACTGAAACCGATTCTGTTTACAGACGTAAATCTATCGTAGTTGCGTTTTCCGGTTTGACTGGACAGGTAACTCATCCGGGTATGATTGTGAAAACTGTAGTTGGAAGCCTGTATACAAAGGAAGTTGAAAACAAAACTATCCTGTTGCAGACACTTCTTGACAAGACAGTTATTACTGCAAACAAACAGAAAGTGCCTGAAGAGTTTGACGGTGTGTGGGCACAGCACGTAGAAGGCATTAATGACATTACAGGCGGTCTGCTTGGTAAGACATCTGAACAGGTGTTGGACGCTTACTTCGCCGACGTTGCCGTAATCAATGCAAACGGTTCTGTATTGAACGATGCTTTGGTTGAAAATGCTGCTCAGGCTGTTGTAAATGACCGAAACGGTTATATTGACCGGATTGTTTCCGCTCCTATCGTATTTAACAACTACGTTAAGTTGTTCCACGAAAGCAAACGTGTAGTTGTTGGTATGGCTGGTGGCGTAACAGGCGCAACAATGGGTCAGTCAGTTGATTCTATTCAAACTCAGTTTGGTAAAGTTGCTGTGAAAGCTGACAAATTTTTCGATTGGGCAGAAGCAATTCTGTTGAACAAAACCAAAACTCACGATAAAGCACCGAACGCTCCTATTGCTGACACAACAACTCCGGCTGCTACTTTGGTAGATGCTAAGGGTCAATTCGGTACTGTACATGCAGGTAATTACCTGTATGCGGTAACAGCTAAGAATCGTTATGGCGAATCAGAACCTACTCTGTTGACAGCTGACGTTTTGGCAGTTGGCGCAACTCATTCAGTAGATTTGAAATTCAAGGGTGCTGGCTCTTCTGCTTATCCGGAAACTTGTTATGTTATTTATCGTACTGAAGTAAATCCGATTGCTAAGGATGTAGCTCAGTTCTATCCTATTTTCGAAGTTAGCAAGACTGAACTTGCTGCTGGATGGGATGGCGCAGCCGAAGGTACTGTAAGAGATCGTAACCGTTGGGTTGCAGGCACAAAATCTGCTCTCGTTTACTTTAATGGCAGCGAGATAAATGAGTATTTGGAACTTGGAGGTACAATGAAACTTGACTATGCTATTGTTGGTCCTCGTCGTTCGTTCTCTGTATTGAACTACGGTTCACCCGTATTGTATCAGCCAGGAAAAATTGCTCGTATCATCAACATTGGTAAGATTGGTTTACCGACTGTGTAACCTAAAAACGTATAATTAAAGAAACGGGGTGTGGGGTTAGCCCTATTCCCCGTTTTTATTTTATAACCAAAATATTAAAGAATTATGAAATTATTTTATCATGGCGTCGGCACACGTGTTGTGGTGATCAATGGCGAAAAAGTGAAGTTCGTAAATTGTATTGCAGAAGTAGAAGACAAGTTTGGTGAAGATGCTTTGAAACTTGGGCTTCCTAACTTGTTTGAGGAAGGTAAACAGCCTGCTTTTCAAACTCCCCGTGAAGTGGCTTTGCAATCAGATGCAAAAGATCGTGAAGACTTTTACAAAAAAGAATTGGAAAGACTTACCAACATCAAAACGGCTTTGGAAGAACAGGTAAAACAAATGCAAAAAGATGTTGCTGCATGGAAGGCTGAGTACCAAAAGGAGCATGATTTACGTGTCAAAGAAGTCGGAACGGGTGGGGCACAGCAAAATGCACCTGTTGTAACCGAACAGCCCGCACCCGAGCTGACAGAGGAAGAAAAGCTACGGGCAGAGTTGGAATTGATGACCAAAGTACAAATCATGGATTTTGCTAAGGAAGCCGCCATTGATATGACTTCTGTAGCTGCTGGTAAAAAGCAGGACATGATTGATTTTATTATAGAACAATCTAAAGGAGAATAAACCGTTATGGGACAATTAACGCTTACACTGAAATATCATAAAAATGAAGGGATGATTTTGAGCCCTACAGAAATTTTTACGATATACTTGTATGGGATTAAAATACAAGGCGGAGACGGCACAAGTTTCAGCCCCGAAAGTATGCGCTTCTACATACAAGCAGCGCAGCAAGAAGTGGAAAACTATTTCAACTTAAAGTTGCGTTATCAGTTTATTGCGTTGGAAAAGTTGACATTTTACCGTGCTGACTATTGGCAGTCCTTTCCTATTTTGTTTACTAATTATCCGGTTAATAAACCTATTTCATTGACAGGAAGGTTTAATCGTTTGGAACAAATAAGCTACCCCACTCAATGGCTGACGAATACCCGTAATAGCTATGGGCAGTACAAAAGACGTGTATCTATTGTGCCGACTGGAACGGCTGTTGCTACTGCAAATGCAGAAGTAATACTAAGCGGATTGACGACACAATTGGGTAGCCAGCATTTCTTAATGATTCCTGATTATTGGGATTTGCAATACATTACAGGGTTTGATTTGAACAACATGCCAATGGATTTAATTAATCTTGTGGGCAAGCTGGCGACTTTCGGACCTTTGGGTATTGCTGGTGACCTTATTCTTGGGGCTGGTATTGCGGCACAATCCTTGGGAATTGATGGGCTTAGTCAGTCTATCAGTTCTACGAGTTCGGCAACAAATGCCGGATATGGTGCACGCATTATTCAATATCAGAAGGAAATTGCTGAAACTGTTAAGAGAATTAAGCTGGTTTATGATGAGATAAAAATAGGCGTCTTATGATGGAAGATAGAATTAATAACCCCACACAGGCTCCTTCTATGTTAGGTCAGCCTCAGGTCTATTTTAGACCGAAGGACTTTGATGCTGCAATATGGTCGCATGCCTATGATATTAGGTGCGAGAAGGCTGTGAGATGCCCTTGTCAGGGGGCTTCTGGTGCACCTATGCCAGATTGCCAAAATTGTCATGGTTCAGGTTATTTTTATGTTAATCCACGAGAAACAAGGGCGTTAATTACGGGGCTAAACCGGATTACTAATTATGTTCAATGGGCTCCCGAATTGATGGGTACGGCTGCAATAACTGTCAGGGATGAAGATAAAAATTATCTTTCTTATCTTGACAGGGTAGTGGTGTTGGACGAGTATGCCATTTTTAGTGAAATGGTAGTAGGTCGTCAAATGGATGAAGAAACAGTTGCTGTCTTTTTATCATATGCCCCATTACAGATAGAGGCAGTCTTTATATATCGGGGTGCTACTGAGCCATTAGTTAAGCTTGATCCAAGCGTGTACAAAATTTTGCCAGACAATCCTTATTGTGTAAAATTTCTTCCTGGAAATGTATTGGACGGGCAGGGCGTTTCTTTTCTATACAAACATAGGGTAGAATATCACATTATAGATTTGCCACACGAAATTCGTGCATCCATGCAGGCAAATAAACAGACTGGAGCTTTAGAGGTTATTAAATTGCCTGTTCAGGGTGTAGGTAGGCGCACTCATTTAATAGATATGCAGCGTCCCAATTTTGATGGAAGCGGCTTAATATTTAATGACTATGATCCCAATACACCTTGATTTAAGCGAAGTTGTTGAGGAATTTGCCTTAACGGGTGAACAAGCCAATGAACTCGGAGCTAACATAATAAGTTCTATCGTGACAGAATATGTTAGTAAATGGGAAAATCTTGTAAACGATGGGTTAAGACAGACTAGAAAGTTGTACAAACGTGCAATGTATGTAGATCGTGTTAGCCCGACTGAGGTGATTTTTGGCTTACAAGCCGGAGAGGATGGCTTGGCACTAGCTTTAGAAGAGGGTAAGGATGCCTATGATGAAAAGCCCGGATTTGAGGCTTCTAACAAGCGAAAAGTAAAAATGGACGGGGGATGGTATTTAACTATTCCTTTCCGGCATGCCACACCGGATGCCATAGCAGAAAGCGGTATTTTTCAATCGGTTTTACCTAAAGAGATTTATAATATAGCGAAACAAAACAATGGAGTACCTGTAAAGAAAGCTCAGCTTCCTCCACAGTATGCTCAATTAGGGCAGAGGGCGGCTATTACTACCGCTACAGGGGTAATACCTTCCTATACTCATAAATCGCCTAAATATGAGGGCTTAGTGAAGCTGAATATTGCTTCCACTGAGACTGAGAATAGAAGCGGTTATTTTACATTTAGACGGGTAAGCAATACAAGTGATCCACTTAGTTGGATACATCCCGGATTTGAGCCAAGAAAGTTCATGGATAAAGCTCTTGAACAGGCGCAAATCGAAACGGTTGCTAGTATGGCGATAGATAAATTTTTAAGTCAGATTTAAAATGATATTAATAGCAAGAATAAGACAGATAGTTGACGGTTTATTAAAATACGTGCAACAGGATTATGAAGCCGTGCCAGAAGAGGAGACACTTCTTTATCATATGTTTTATGGGGTGCGTGATAAAAATTTTGACTTTTACCAAAAGGCAAAAGAAATATTTTTGAGACGCAACACAAGTCCTCGTAAAATACAAACGGTATTGGAGTATCCTCTTGATAAAAGTCATTTGCCTTGCATCGTTATACGTGAACCCGGACGGGAACAGTTTCAGGATGCTCCTATTGGTGGTTATGGGTTGCCCACTGAGGACATTTATGGAAATCCCGAATTTCAAAGAGAAGGGTTTAGGCAACCATCCTCCTCAAAAATAAATCTTATGTGTTTCAGCGATAATAGCCTAGAAAGCGTCTTAATAGGTGAGGTTCTTTACACTTTATTGGTTGGGGCACGTAATACATTAGAAGAGGAATTTTTGAGGTTTGAATTCAACACTACTGAGCTATTAGCAGAAAATAAATTATTTCCTACGCCAATTTTGATCAAGAATGTAGAAATGCAGATTGCAGAAATTGACAGGTTTGCTTCTATAATTAGACCAAGATTGGTGAGAGATTTTATTATTATGCCTGCTATTCCTGTTGGGAGCGATCCAAATTGGAATCCACCCACTCCAGACAAATATTTTATGTTTTCACGCCCTTATGTTTGGCTGGAAGACGATAAACCTGAAGGACTTAATTATGTATTTTCCAATACAGATTGGGTGCTTTCTATCGGGGGGAATGATCCTTTTGTGTTTGGCTCTAGTCACGTATGGCTCAACGAAATATCTAATAAGGGCGAACAAGAGATAACAGCCCGTTCAGATATTCAATGGACGCTTGAATAGGCTGGAACGGGTTTAAATTGTACTTTTGTTTACGATAATTTTTGTTTCATTAAAAAAAAAAACAAGATGGCAAAAGCAGCATGGTTGACCGTTGCCCCGATGTCGGGTAATGGAAATGCAACAATTCAAAACACAGGTACGGTGCATACAGGGCGTACACAACGTACCACTACCGTGACGGGAATCGCTACAGGTGTTTCCCCTAATAAGACTTATACCGTTATTCAGAAAGCAAAGCCAGAGTTTGTGAGTTTTGACAATGGTGCGGAAACTTCTGTTCCAAAAACAGGGGGTACGATTACCATTGATGGAAAATCAAACTCTTCCAAATTGACATTTGCGTTGCTTGAACTTACTGATGATGGTGATACTCCTAATGTTGTTGAAGGTGGATTACATTTGACCCTACCGGAAAACTACACCGCAGGAGGTACTTCTACGAAAAATGGTATTGCTATTACGGGTGACCCCGGAGCTACCGCTGAATATGCGTTTAGCATTGAGTTCACAAACATTGCAGCTAATACGACTATTAACGAGCTGACGGCTGCATTGAAAGTGACTGCAAGTGGTGGGCAGACAGCACAAATTGCTATTAAGCAGGCAGCAGGCGATCCGACATTTGCGTTTGGTCAAGCTTCTATTACCTTGGAAGCATCTGGCGCAGCTGTATCTAATACAATTACTTCTAATACTTCCTGGACATTATCATAATGACTGCGAAAAGGTTGAAGAAATTGAAGACAAAGACGCAACCCCCATCATCGGGGGTTGCTGTTCTTGCGACAGGCGTTAACGAAGGTTTTGACAGACAAATGACAGTAACCGGAAGAACGACTGAGGGGACACCTATACAAGTGTCTTCTTTTCAAATTATTCAACTCGGTTTAAGAGAACCATTTGTTCCAAACGGAACTGAGGAAACGCTACTGGATGCAAATGGAGAAGAGTTTGGAGTTTTAAAAGAAAATTAACTTTTGAGATATGGCATACAAATCTAAATTTACAGGCGCAGCGATAGATAGTATTTTAACGTATGCGCAGGGATTGCAAAACGATCCATCGAGTGTTTTACAAAATGTGACGGGTTCGGACATTATGGCGAAATTAACCGAACAAGACCTTTTGAACAAATTGACGGAAGACGGTATTTTGGGGAAACTTACTGGAGCTAAGATAGCAGCTAAAATGTCTGAAACTGAAATTTTAGGCAGACTGACGGGGGCTGGTATCGCGAACAAGATGAGTGAGCAAAATATTTTAAGTCGTTTGACAGAAAACGGTTTGCTAAGCATTTTAACAGAAAACGGTTTGCTAAGCATTTTAACAGGAAGCGGTATGGCAGGGGAAATGTCAGAAACTGACATTCTTAACAGGTTGTCAGGTGCTGGAATTGCTGAGAAAATGTCTGAGGCAAACATTATGGGACGTCTTACCGGACAAGGCATTATTAACAAAATTAATACTGTCACTACCAACATTGCATTTACTAAATTTGTGGACGCACAAGCGGGCGCAGGAAAAACAATTTAAGTATGGACTATTCTTTTGCAACATCACAAGAAGCAGCAACCGTTGCGGGTATAACTCCCGCAGATATTGGAGTGCCTGCTAATAATTATGTGCGGAAGAAAGAATTAGTTGCTACCGGAAAATTTGATGAGGCTGGCTTGGCTTCCTATACCGATAACGAATTTGTTTTATTGAAAGATATAGCACAGGGATCAGTAACGATTTCTTTAGCTATGGCTTCTGATATTGTAAGTCGTGGTACAGTTCAGATTAATAACGGTACAGCCGGAGCAACAGCTTCTTTGTCCGTAGATGTAGGCGATCAAATTGTTGCGAAATGCAATTTAAGCAGTTCTAACGACAAATTTGATGGATGGTATAATGGTAACACGAAGGTAAGTTCAGATATGAATTATAGCTTTACTGCAACAGCAAACATTTCGCTGACAGCTAAAGCGTTCTATCTGGATGTTACTCCTACAAGTTTGGATTTTGTTGCTGGCGGTGAAACCAAAACTTTAACCGTTACTACAAATACAAATTGGACAGTAAGTTAAATTTTTGAAAGGAGATTATGGCTAAAGATTCTTGGCTTACCGTTGCACCTATGTCAGGAACAGGAAACGCAACAATTAGGAACACTGGAACCACCCATACGGGGCGTGTCCAGCGTTCCACTGTTGTGACTGGAACTGTTAAGGGGATGGCGGCTCAGTCTTATAAAGTTAATCAAAAACCATCTTCCGAGAAACTGACATTGGACCAAACCGTTTTTAATGTTGCTGAAGGTGCAAGTACCATTACAATTTCAGGGGTAAGTAATTCACCGAAAATACAATTTTTACAAGGCTCCACTTATAACATTCCAATCACTTTGCCTACCATTGTTAAAGTTAATGGTACAAATGTGACAGCTGGAGAAAACATTCCAAATGATCCTGGAGCTTCTGCTGAATATGCTTTTAGTGCCACTATTTCTATTCCTAAGAATAGTGTAGGAGCTAGGGCTTCTCAGATTATTGTCAGGGGATCTTCTGCAACCTACCAAGCGACATTGACAATTAACCAAGCTACGTCAACTTATATAGTTACATATAGCAAGGGAAATTACATTAATACGATAACCAAAGTGACCGAGAAAGTTCCATATGGAGGCACGGCTTCGGCTGTTGCGGCTGTGATGGCAAACGATGCCCAATATACCTATGCATTTGATGGATGGTACGAAGGGTCTACTAAAATAAGTTCTAGTTTGACATTAAGCGTAACTAACATTACATCCGATAGGACATTTACCGCAGTTGCTACTCGTAAGGTAAATCAATATACTATTACGTATACTATTACCCCGACAGGTGGTGGTACGGCTGCACCTGCTGGCTCTTATGATTATGGTACGCAAGTGGCTATTACTGCTACCCCAGCCACAGGTTACAATTTTAGCACATGGACAGTTAATGGCAATAATTATTCACAAAATCCATTAACTGTAACGATGATAGAAAATAAAGCTATTACAGCAGCATTTGTTAAAAAGACATATGTTATTGCCGTCAATGCTCAATATCGTGTTGCTGAAAGTGGGGATTATACGACTGGAACAACAGGAGGTACAGTAACGGGCGGAGGAACATTTGAACATGGTGCTTCTAAGACTGTGACAGCAAGTCCAGCAACAGGATATAGTTTCGTAGGATGGTATGAAGGTTCAACTCAAGTTTCGACAAGTGCTGCATATACGTTCACTGTGACAAGTGCTCGTACACTGACTGCACGATTCCAGAGAAGATGGTTTACAGTTACATTCAGTGCTGGCACAGGAGGATCGGTTAGCCCGACTTCGGCACGTGTTCAGTATGGTGGGTCTGCTAGTTCAACGGCAACGGCAAATACAGGTTATACATTCTCGAAATGGAGCAATAACACTACAGCCGCAACAATTTCGTTGACTAACATTACAGCAGATGCTTCTTATAGTGCGACATTTACGCTTAATACTTATACAATCACTTATACGAAGAATGCTAATATTGCAAGTATTACTAAGACTTCAGAAAGTGTGAACTATGGTGGCACAGCGACTAATACCGCAACATTGCCAAGTAATACAGCACAGTATACTTACAGCTTTGACGGATGGTATGAAGGTTCTACTAGGATCGCTACTACGTTATCTTTAAGTGTGGCTAATATTACAGCTAGTCGTACATTCCAAGCCCGTGGAAATGCAACATTGAGAAGTTATACTTTGACAGTTGTTAATGGTTCTGGAAGTGGTACTTATACTTATGGCACGGAAGTGACTTTAACAGCATCTACGATTGCAGGTAAGACATTTACTAAGTGGTCAGATGGTGTTACAACAGCAACACGCAAGGTGACTGTTACAGGAAATGCAACTTATACCGCAGAATACAGTGATAATACATATACTATCACATATCAAGCTGGCACAGGTATTTCTTCTGTAAGCAAAACTTCCGAAAGTGTTAAGTATGGCGGCAATGCAACAGGTTCTACGGCTACAGTGGCAACGGGGTATAATTTTGATGGATGGTACAATGGTACTACCCGAGTATCAACTTCATTGACTTATGCACCGACAAATGTTACAGCTAGTGCCACATATCAGGCTAGAGGAACGATAAAGAGTTACACGGTAACTCCTTCGGCTTATTATCGTACAACTGATGGTACAGGTAGTTATACTTCCGGTACAACAGGTGGTACAGTTTCCGGAGGTGGTTCGGTTAATCATGGAAGCAGTACGACAGTGCGTGCCACAGCAGCAACAGGATATAAGTTTGACGGATGGTATTCTGCCGGAGCTTCTGGTGGTTCGTTGTTGAGCAGCAGTACAGCATACACGATTTCCAATGTGACAGGTTCTCAAACAGTTTATGCAAGGTTTACACGTATTTACTTTACTGTGACTTACACAACCGGAAATTATGTGTCCAGTGTTAGTCGTTCTAGCGAAAGAGTTGTGTATGGTGGAAGTGCTTTAGGTAGTACGATGACTATTAACAGTACAACTGCTCAATATTCTTATGCGGTGGATGGCTGGTACAATGGCTCGTCTAGGGTGTCTTCTTCGGCAACTTATGCTCCTACTAGTGTAACATCTGATATAACCTTACAAGCACGTGCTACGAGAACATTGAGATCGTATACAGTTACTTATAATAAGGGTTCTTATATAAGTTCTGTTAGTCGTGCAAGTGAGTCTGTAAATTATGGCTCTAATGCACTTGGTTCAACGGCAACGGTACAGGCTAGTGATAGTGACTGGATTTACAGCTTTGACGGATGGTATAATGGTAGTACAAGAGTTTCCACAGCATTGACGTATGCTCCTACAAATATAACAGGTGCACTCACGTTGGAAGCAAGAGCAACTCGTACCGCTAATTCTAAGACCGTTACTGTAAGCCTAGAAAGTTCTAGTGCTGGCAGAGGTACAGTTTCTGGAGGGGGAACATTCCCATCCGGATCAAGCGTAACTGTTAAGTGTACCCTTAACAATTCGAATGATAAGTTTGATGGTTGGTACAATGGTTCCACGAGAGTAAGTACAAGTCAGAATTACACGTTTACTTTAACGTCTAATATTAGCTTGCAGGCTAAGATTCTGTATCTGGATGTTACTCCTACAAGTTTGGATTTTGTTGCTGGCGGTGAAACTAAGACCTTAACAGTTAAGACGAACACTAGCTGGACGGTGAGTTGATATGAAATTATGGCAGGGAATAAAAATTGAGTACTTTTATTCCCTGAAATAATTTAGTTAGAAAACATTAATATTTGATTAATATGGCAACGAGTGTTTATTTTGATGGACGATTAAGAACACTTCCGGGAGTTTATTCCACAATAACTTCTGGGGATAGCACTGCTACTCGTTTTCTGGATTACGGAACTGTTTTGCTGATTGACACTGGAGTTTATGGAGCTGGTTTTGGTGGCGGCTCTGGTATCAATGGGGAAAACTTGAGTGGTAGAGATGCTATTTATGAGTTTGACAATCTGCAAAACTTCCGTGATTTTGTAAAAGGCGGCATGTTTTGGAAATGTGCTGAAGCACTTTTCCAACCTGATCCTTACAATGCTGATGCAGTTGGTATCAGTAAATTGTTGTATGTTCGTGCTTGTAAAACAACCGCAGCTAAGATGACATTGGAAACCACAGGTGGTGGTTCTAATGGTGGCACATTGGTTGTGCGTACATTAGACGAAGGCTTGAATGCAAATGGCGTTTTAGAGGAAGTTGATACTGTAAATTACCTGAAACAGGGTTACGCCTATACTGTGTCAGCTGGTCAGGATGATCCTACTGCAATGGTTGTTTCTTTCTGGCGTGGCACATTTACAGGTATTTACAAAGACCCTGTGACAAATGTGCAACTTTCTTACAATGAACTTACCGTAGCACAATCTGACCCTTTACTTATTTGTCAGTCTCCGGAGTGTAAAACAATGGCGGAATTGATTGGTTGGTGTCAAACAGATTCAGGTTTTGGCACTCGTTTCATCTTAGATGATGCAAGTGTTATTAACGGTACAGGAGAAATTGACGCTTCTGACATTGCTGGTCTTGAAGGTTATCAAGTGGCTATCGGTGGAACAGAAACATATACTCCTAATGTGGACATTGAAGCTGTTCTAAAGGAAATAACTGATGTAGAGTACAACATTGTATTCACTGATCAGGTTGGTGCAAATGGAGACAGCGCTTTGCAAAAGAAAATTATTGCTCATCGTAATGGCGAAGCCAAGTTTGACAAATTTGTCTATGTTGGCGCATATGATGACCGTAATAATTATCCGGAATCATTGGCTATGGCGAAAACGTTTAACAATGCGTACATTGTTTGTGTACATGGTGGCATTGGTACAGCGAGTGATATGGTTGCTTCTAAGATTCGTTGGTGGGGTGTATTCTACAACTTGTGTCAAGTTATTGGGCGTGTAAGCGGGAAGCCTCCATACATTCCGGTAACGAACAAAACTATTGGTGGTGATAAGTTACAGTTCATCCCAGACGAAAGAGAGCAAAAGAAAGCCTTAGATGCTGGTTTGGTTGTAGTTTATCCTAATCCTTATTTGAAACGTTTTGTTATTCTTCAGGGGGTAACCACATTGCAGGATAACACATTGATGTTCAACAAAAAGGGTGACAGTTTTAGCATTCAGTTTATGCGTATTTTAGCGCAACTCAATAAAGAGTGTGTGGTAAATGCCGAAATTGATTTGCGAGGCGACGAAAATGGTGTCAACATTAATACCTTGTCAAAAGGTTCTTTGGAAACATGGACAATCAATTTCTTGCAGCAACGGGTAGCAACAGAAAATCAAGACAACTTGATTATGCGTTTCCAAAACGTTGTGGCAACTTTGGTTGATGACTATTACAAAGTTACCTACGAGGTAGTAGTTAATAACGAAGTAACTAAGATATTCTTTACTGGATTCTTGTTACGTAACTAAGAGGTAAATTATGGCTAGAGGAAACGTATTTACAGCCCCGAAAGGATTTATCAAAATTGATAATGAAGTTGCAGGTTATGTTCGTAACTTGAATTTTTCGGAAAATGTGCAACGTGCCAATGTGCAAGGTATTGGTAGTTTGACATTACAAGAAGCTCCGGCAGTGGTTTACACGTGCCAATGGAGTGTTTCGCAGTATTTCATTTCTTTTGAGACACCTATTATGAAAAAGATGTTGAAAAAGTTTGGAAGCATTGCGCAGATTAAGAATAGTTTGGTGTTGGGTGACATTGCATTTGATATCACTATGTATGCCAAGACTGTGACGAGTGAAGATGCTGCTAGTAGATTAGTTACAGAAGTAGATAACACAGGTCAAACGATTGCTCGTTTGCAGGGTTGTTTGCTTACTAATCAATCATTCCAGTTGCAAGAAGGTGGTCTTGCCGGAACCGATATAAGCGGTATATACTTAGAACCAATAAGTACAGCAGGGTAACCTGCTGTCTTTTTAAAATAAAAGAAGATTATGATAAATGACGAAGTAATTATTTCAGTTCGTGGTCATGAATTTCCTGTAAGCTTTCCTAATGTTGGTCAGTATTACAAGATAGAGGCTATGAAGCAAAGTTTATCCAGAGGGTTTTACAACTCTATGGTAATGAGTCCGGCAAACAGTGCCCAGCACGCTTTAGACATGATTGACATCGAAGCGACCCTAACTATTTTATGTCCACAAATGATTGAAGATTTAAAAGTGAAAAACTTTAATGAATTGGCTATTGTGGATTATAAAGAAATCCGGGATGCGTATTATGCCAAAGTTGCGCCTTTCTTTAAAGAAGTAAATGACCTGTTAAATGGAAAAACTGCTGCTGATGTAGAGGGTAAATAACATGAAAAGAAACGAGCTGATACAAAGCGTTATTAGCTGGAATACAAGATTCCCGATAGACAGGTGGTGGAGGATAAAACATAATGTTGCGTTCATGTCACCTGCTCATCGGGAATCTTCTTTTATACACCAGCTTATGGAATTTGAAGAAGATAAGCTTTTTATGAAAGAAGTGGCAAATGATGACGCTGATAAATATATTCCTGGAATTGGGGAAATGTTTAAAACTGCTCAAACACACGAAGCATTTTTAGATGAAGCCCAGCGGGAAATTGAAGAAATGATAAAATTAGAAGGAAAACAAAATGGCTGAAGATAAAAGAATTAGGGTGTCGGCTGATACCACCCCACTCCAACAAATACGCCAAGCAGCAAAAGAACTTTGGGAAGACTTGACTGCAATGGAGAGCACCTTTAAGCAGTACAATGATGGGGTGTTGCAACAAATACGCCAGCAGATTGATTTGCTTAAAGAGCGTAATAGTCTTTTTACGGCTTTTGATTCTAATTTGCAGCCTATCCCACCCGAGATAGCTAAAAAGCGCGATATCGGCACGTATGATACCAATACAGAGCGACAGGGGCACAAAGAGCCTGAACCTGAAATAATAGAAAGCTCTTTACGTCCGCAAAGGGTAGAAAATTCTCAAACTGAAGTTGAAAGAGTGGTGTTGCCTACTACGACAAATCCGGAATTTGTAGAAAGATCGGAAGTGCCTGTTAGTCCTGGAGAGGGCGAAAGAATGATAGAGGTTACACCCACAGAATCCCCTAGACTTAATATAGATGATCATGTACCTGAACGACAATTGGCAGTTTTAGAACAAATACTTGCGGCAACGAACCGAATAGGGGATACTATAGAACAGGGGCAAAGAAATGAAACAAACGGAGTTTTACCAACTTCACCAGAAGGTGGTGAATTGCCCGCACCTATTACTCCAGAAGGAAGGAATGTGCCAAGACCTTCCTCTGTTTCGCCATCCTCAGGAGGAGGTGGATTTAAAATGCCTAGTTCAATTTCTGGGCTTATGAGCATGTTGCCATACGGGGCAGCACTTTTTGGGATTGCACAAATATTAGGCAAACAGTCACAGTATAGTGCAATGCAGTATGGGGCTTCGGATCAATTTCAGCGGGAAAATAATGTTTTAAAGCATTGGCTTCTAAATACTGTTTCTTTTGGCATGACAGGAGCTAGGGCTTCTGAAAAAGAAGTTGCTTTAAATGCTGCTAGAAATAATGATAGAGTAGTGAATGAATATGCTACTTTAAGAGGCACGTCTTACACAGGGGCTTTACGTGAACAGTATAAGGCTAATTTTGGTGAAGATTTTTACACTAATGAAAAATTGGCAACGGCTGGGGGATCGATACCTGCTGCTCAAGGTGTTGCAGGGGTAAATTCCGCTAATGTAGTTGGGGCATTAAGAAATCAAACTCCCAATCCAACTATTACTGCTCCCACTATTTCTGTGGTAAATCCTGCTTATAATAGAAAAGTAGAGGGACAAGCAGAATACAGGGGCGATATAGCTAATACACTAGGGCTTAACATGACGCAGTATTTTGAGAAGATTATACCATTGTTAAGAGCAGGTGTAAAAGGATCAAATACCACCGATGACGACATGATGCAGTTATTGTTAGCCCAACGCATACGAGGGGTGTCAAGTTCAGAACAGGAGAACGTTTTGAGGACTACCCGTTTTAGAAGGGATGAAGAAGGGCTAACAGGTGCAGGGGTTATTCAAGCCTTTGATACAAACCTGCAAAAAAGATACGGTGGTAGACCTGATGAAAATCAGCTTATTTCTTCTACTTTGGGGGAATATTTAGGTTCTTTTAATCGTATTGTAGATAGAGTGCTTGAAAAGGTTGGTTCAATAAATAGCACAGGTATTGTTAGCTCTATGACTAGCATTCAAAATGCTACAGGATTAGAAGGGAAGCAGTTACAAAGAGTGCAGAGTGCATTGATGGGAGCGGATGTTGCCCAAGATGATGTAACTCAAGCATTATTGCTACGCACAGCAAGGGAAATTGATCCTGAGGGGAATTTATCTGATTTACAGGCATTAATTGAAGACATGCCTAATAATGACAAATTACAAGCACAATTTTTCGATAGGATAAAACAAATGACTGGAGGAGGAGAAGCTATGCGGCATACTTTAAAAGCCATTTTCCCAAACTTATCTTATAGTGATATTAAAGCTGCTGACCTTGAGAATAAAACAGGGGCGGAAGTATTTGGGCAAGGAACGAAACAAGGAGGTGTATATAGTAGTGCAAACGCACAATCTAAGGTAAGTACCTTAGAAAGATCAACTGCTGGTACTGCTAACAGGCAAACAACTGATGCGTATGAAACTCAGACATTGAAAGAATATGGGGGGTTGAAAGCAGTTTTAGAATCTATAGAAAAGCCTATTCCGGTAATGATAGATTCGGAAATGCCTCAAAGGACTTTGGATAAGCTTACTGAATTATATGATATAGTAAAAGCGTTTCCAACTGAGTTTAAGAAAGCTTTAAATAATATGAACATTCAATTAGAATAACAAATGGCTGACGATAACAAAGATAAAATGCCCGTAACCAAGTTTGAATTTACGGGCATTAATGGCGTAACAATGCAAAAGGCAGAAATGTATGATTTCTGGGATGAACTTGTTAGATTGGAATTGTTAGATAAAGATTTTTCTACAGACGAATGGATGAATTTGGAAGTGGAAGGGCTGACAAATGCTGCTCGTATTTGGGAAACTTACACTCCAGAAGAGAAGAAGAAAACTGATCAGGCAGAAGGCTCGGCACAAAATCCACCATGGATAAAGCATGGAACAATTGTATATCTTTGGAACAAAGATATTGTAGCAGAAGTGCAGAAAGTAATAGGCGCAGATATTTTTGTAAAACAAAGTGATTTTAATGCTTTCTATACGGCAGAAATGGATCGCATTATGTCAGATAAGGATTATGTACCTTTTATTGATTTAACTGATAATAATGGGGCACGGGCGCAAAATAAAAGAGAACGCAATAATCAAGGTAGATTGTTTAAGTTTAAAGCCCTTGAAATTAAAGTGTGGATTTATGTGCGTGCGCTTAATCAAATTATGGATATTAGTGCATGGGTGCAGCTTTGTTCCACTAATAAAGATAAGGGGGCAGGTACGTTTACTTTACAACTGACGCCAACCGAAGAATTAACACCGCTTTCGTATGCTAATGAATTTGTGGAACAATTTAATATCATTAATAATGAGCAAGAATTAACCAAAGATTGGTTTACTAAGTTTGTTCAGAATAACGATTTGGTTTTTATTCGTTTTGAACGTTTAAGAATGGAAGAAGACATTGATAAAAGTTTGGGCGGTATTCGTAATCCTCGTGTACAACCAGCTAGTTTAAATTCTGACGTTATTTGGGACATGATGGGGCTGGTTGATACCGTGAATTTAAGTGTAAATTCATTAGCTAATGATTATACTGTCACCATAACTGGAAGAGATTATACTAAGCTTTTAATAGAAGATGGTAGTTATTTTATCCCTTTGAAATATGTGGAAGGAAATAAAGATAGATGGTTTTATGGGGGCGATCCAGAAAGTGAGTGGTTTAAAAGAAACATGGTGACTGGAGCCTATGATTACTATTTCGCCTATTCTTTTCAAAAAATTAAATCTGTTCTTTGGTTCGTTATAAATCAGCTTTCTACGATTGGAATTGTAGATAATTCTGTGTTCGCCTCATGTGCTAAAGTTACAAAGAAATATCCTGTGGAAACAGGGGATGATAAGTATAAGGGCATGGAAGGTCAGGTAAATGGTATTTGGCAAATGATAGAATTATTTGTGGATGATAATCTGAATGATAGAAGAATAGTGGACAGGAGTTTGGTAAATCCAGAAGGAACATTAATGGACTTTTTTAATAAAGTTTGTCAAGAACCTTTTGTAGAATTTTGGGGAGATACATGGGGTAACGGTTTCGAACTTATTGTTCGCCAGCCACCATTTACTGCACAAGCCGTAGAAAATATTATCAGTAATGATAAATATTATGTGACAGTAAACTCTGAAGACTTGTTTAGCATTGATTTATCGTACGATGACAGAGCTTATGCGTGGTATCGTTTACTTCCGCAAAATAGTATGATGGGACATTCACAATTTACTTCATTAGCTTTTGTACCTATTATATTTTTTGAACAGGTATGTAAAATTTATGGAAACAAGCGGTGTATTGTGAATGATATTTATTTGAGTGAAAGTTACCTATACGGAAAGGAATCAGATAAGAAAAAGGCAGTTAATACTCTATCTCAAGCTTTTTTAAACGATATGTTGTTTGTTGTCGAAAGCAGCGTTCATTTGCCTTTTACCCGCAAGGGCACGATTACAATAAATGGTGATCGTAGAATTAAAGTGGGTACTTTTATTCGTTTAGCTCCGACTAACGAATTGTTTTATGTAACTGGAGTAAATAATACCGCAGTGTTTTCTAATGATGTGGTAGACCGTACGACAACTATAACTGTAGAACGTGGTATGGTAATGGATTATATTCCCCGCAGTTCGCAGTATTCTTATTTCAATATTGCTAATATAGAAGGTATGAGGCAAGAAATTACTCAAAGGGATAGTGACGAAAAGGCACAGTTAGGGGGCAGCAATTCAACCCCTTCTAATTTTGGTATAAATGAAGATCAGTTTAATTTTTTCATGAATAGGGAACTTTATAAAACTGAAGGGAAATGATAAAGATAACAAAAAAGAAAGCTGGGGTAGCCCCTGTTAAAAAAGTTGGCACGGCTCAGCAGCTAACGGGTTTTGGCTACGTAATCATTCCAGAGGGAGTTGATAGAGATAAGTATGTTGTGTCTTGCTTCCGCAGAAACCGCATAACTATAATGGATGACTTAGATGGTAATGTAATGAGTGATTGTTACATTACCAATGAAGTTATTGAAAATATTGTCTTTCCTAAGAAAATTGGTGAAAAGGGCATTCCAGTTGTTTGGGTTGCTCAACCGTTTCAGAATGTGCCAATGATTGTTGGTACGTTAACTTCCTATGAAAGTGTAACTATTCGTAATGATGCCGAAATAGGCTTTTCCAAGACATGGGATAAAGGAGAGGTGAGCATTAAGGGAAGTGCGAAGGATGGTTTTTTAAATATAGTCGTTAGGGGACAAGAATTCAGCCGCATTAAAATTGCAGCCGTAGGAAATGAAGAAAGTACTATAGATGTAGAAAGTGCTGGTGACGTAGCCGTGACAACTAACAAAGACGTTCATATAAAAGCTTTCCAAAACCTACATGCTAATGTAATGGATGCAGAAACCGAAAATTTATCCGGTTTTAGCATCAATAAGGAAAGTTTAACTATGTCTGCGACATATGGTGAGGGGGATGATAAAGATTTTACTAAGACGACTATAACCAAAGAAGGGTTTGTGACAGAAACCAAAGCAGGCGAAACAAATTACAAGCAGACGGTAAATGCCGATATGTCAGAAACCACATTTCAAGATTGTACTATTAAGCAGGAAGAAGGAACTTTAACTATTTCTCAAGAAAATATGGTGATAGAACTAAGCAATGGCAAATTGGCAATAACAAATTCAGGTACAGGATTAAATGAATTACTGACAAAGATTGTAGATGCTATTGCCACGTTAACCGTGAGCACTCCCGTTGGTCCGAGTGGTACACCGCTCCCTCCGACTATTTTGAAAACTCAACAGATAACCGCATTATTGAAACAATTCTTTAATAAATAAATCGTATGGCACTAAATAAAGCTGGGTTAGCATCAGATATATTAAGTTTGATGACAAAGATGCGTAAAGAAACAGAAATTGACGATAGTAAGTTCGCAGACGCTTTAGCCGATGCGATTGATAAGTTTGTCAAGACAGGCGAAGTTCCTGCTGGAATTACAGTGGCAACGACCGGAACGGCTGCTGCTCAATCAGGTGCTACGACAAGTCCGGGCAAAATAATTTAATTAATTGCTATATTTGTAGAAAAATTTAAGTTATGGCATCAAATTTTTTCACAAGCAAGTTACAGAGCATGATGGACATGACACGCTCGATTGGGATAGAAGCTATAAGCCGCCTCTATCCTAACGATTTTGAGGTCTATATGGTTGCTCTTGAACTTACTGATAGTGATGACAATATGATTGATTACTTAGTCTTTCCTATTTTGCCTGATGCAATTTCAAAAACAGAGCCTACCCGTACCAATATAAAGAAATCTTTAGCAGGTGTAACGGTACTTACTAATCCATCGTTCACCCCGCAAGAAATCAATATAAAGGGATCATTTGGTAGACAATTCAAAATTTTAAGAGGTAAACAATCTGGGGCAGCTTGGAGTGTCAACAATGGAAAATATGATTTGTTATCAATTAAGTCCAAGTTAGCTATGAATCTTAATTTTGGGGAGTTTGATGTTGGCGTAAAGACAGGATATGGGGTGATTAAGATACTCAAAGCGATGGCAGATAAAAGTGTAGGTCTTGGTGAAAATGGAAAGCCGTTGCGTTTGTATTTTTATAATATGGCACTCGGGGAGAGCTACTTGGTGGCAATTCCCCCGAGTGGGGTTCAGTACAGTCAGGATGTGTCCAAAAATATGATTTGGAATTATAACCTGACTATGATGACATTAGCACCACTAGAGGCAGTACAAAGCAAGGCTAATCTGGGGGCTTCATTGTCAGAAAATTTATTGCCGTCCCTGATACAAACAGGGGTTAGCGAATTGGCGAGTGTTGTAGAAAAGGCGACTAGAGGAATAAGGAGTGCAATATTATGATTGAAGCAATAAGAAAATTTGAAAATGCGACAGGGTATAATATCAAAGCGTTTTTTGAGGATTTTGCCTTGTTTTGTAATTCCTATTATCCATTAATAGTCGGTTATTACACGGGGCAGGCAAATGTATCGGTTGGCGATAGTTTTGGGCGTTTGGATACTTTAATGAAGCAAGCAAGGGAGATAGAACCTTTGTTTACTTTAAAGGCAAATAGCTTGACAGGTATTAGTAGCTGGGAATTGCTTGACACTTTTACTGAATGCCAAACAAAACTCTGGACAATAAACAATTCTTCACGTTGGCTACGTTCTGCGATAATCGGACGGTATGGTTCTAATATAGCATTAAATAGAGTGCTTAAAACCAGAGAAGATTTTGAAATTGTGGCAAATGAATTGGGAAGCAATGACCCGCAAAATGCTTGGTTTAATATTGCTAAGAATAATTTTGTAGAAGAAGAAGATTACGATACAAGCAATTCTGGGGGAATGTTTAAAATAAACATACGGCAATCTGGTAATTTTGATATTCCTAATATTGTTGATAATCTAACAACTGATAAAATATTAGGAAAAGATATGGATGTTAATTTTAGGTTTGAGAACAATGATATTGCTGTTGTTGAATATGATTTGGCAGTGAAGCAGGCATTCAATACTATATTGCATTGTGTGAAAGGGGCTATTCCTGAATTTTTAGATTATGGAATACCAAACGATATTCCGGGATCAAGCGTGAATGCGGTGCAATACCCTTCTCTTTTTAAACACATTATGAATATGTTCCAAAGAGATGCAAGGTGGGTTCAGGTTAATTTGTTGGACGTGTATCGAGAAAACGACAATATTTTTATGAAATTAAGTGCTAAAACAGTAACTAATAACTTTTTAGAAACAAATGTCCAGATATGATAACTAAAGTAAACAATACTATCTCTTATCTGAAAAATCTTTGGGTAGAGGTATTTATAAACAAAACGGATAAAGTAACTGATATTACAGATAATTCTGTTTTGAATGGAGTTGCCTTTGGCTCCGCAAAAGTTGCTCAGAAAGCCTTAAAAGATGTAGCTATTGTAGAAGCTCAAATATTTCCTGAGGAAGCCGCAGGGGATTATTTAGACAGGGCAGCTTCTTTGTTTGGCGTAACCCCTAGAAAGGGAGCTTTAGGTTCATCAACTTATATTCGGGTATATGCTGCACCTAACACAGTTTACACCGCAGGGGTAAATACCTTTGTGAGTAATGATGGTGTAAGGTTTCAGGTAGAAGAAACAATGACAGTTGGCAAGACTGGATACGGTTATGTAAAAGTGAGAAGTGAAAGTGTGGGGGCGTTCACAAATGTAGATGCGAATAGCATAGTCACTGTCACTCCTATACCGCAGGGGCACTACGAATGTACTAATGAGTATTATGCAGTTGGTGGTCGTGACCAAGAAGACGATGAGATGTTTAGAATACGTATTCTAAATCACCAAAATGTATATGCTACCGCCACCGTAGAAAAACTGACACAGATATTTCAAAATATTGATAGCCGTGTTTTGAAAATTATGTATGTGGGTATAATGGAAGACAGTTTTATTCACATTCAAATTGCCACTCAGAACGGACAATTTTTATCTGGAACTGAGCTAAGTACCTTATTAGAAAAAGCGGCTCCTTATTTCGGTATAGGAGATATGATTGTGAATGGAAATTTAATGGGGATTAAAATGGAAAATGCTACATGGTATGAAGTAGGTGGTTCAGACGGGGTTGATTTTCGTTGTGAACTTGAACCAGAATTTGCTAATGATGTGGCTACAGTAAGAAAAAATATTCAAATTGGATTGACAAAATATTTAGATTGGCGTTTCTGGCAGCCAGGAGAAAAAGTTGAGTGGGATAACTTGCTTGAAATTGTAAAACAAGCTGAGGGAATACGTTATGTGGCTTCTGAATGGTTTAAGCCAAATATCGATGAACCTGTCGCTGAATATATGTTGCCTCGTATTAAGAAATTTGTGATGCGTGACTTGGAAGGAAATGTTATGACAGATGAGTTGGGCGAAACACAATTGTACGATGATTTGGCTCCAGTATTTTTCCCTGTTGGACAAAACTAGGCGTAAAATAAAAATTTAAGTGTAAATTTACGGTGCAAATTAGAAGAACGGGAAAATGGAAACGGAAGTTAGAAATTTCAATTTACAGTGGGCATCTGGAGTGGCAACGGCTTTGTGGGGATCGTTTGCACCTATACAAGATATGCTGATAGGGGTTTTTATTTTTATTGGAGTTGATTTTGTAGTGGGTTGTATTGCTTCCTACAAACGTGCAAAAAGAAGAAAGACAAGATGGTATTTTGAAAGTGCAAAAGCATGGAATACGATTTACAAGTTAGCTTTTTCATTAATTGCGGTTTCATTGGCTTTTTATTTGGATGAAAAGATATTTGACTTCGTTGATTTGAAATTGGCTAACATGGTAGCTGGATTTGTGTGCGGTACTGAGTTCTGGAGTTTTTTAGAAAATGCAGGCGATATCAGTGAACATCCAGTTTTTAAGGCTATTCGCAAAATAACAAAGAGAAAAATAAATAGGGTGATAGACAATGATGAGGAATTTCCACCAACTTCTTGTCCGCCTGAAGAAATTAATCAATAAAAATTGTGTCTTATGGAACTGATATTGAATAGTATAGAGTTTACCCCCACCGCAACGATGGGGGAGTTATATTTAAATGGGTTAAAAATTGCGGACACTTTGGAAGACACGTATCGTAAGTTGCCCGCTACGTGCCCAAATACACCAAGAGGCATTGGATGCAAATGTAAAGAAAAAGTTTATGGGAAAACTTGTATACCCGCAGGAAAGTATAAAATAATTTGGCATTATTCTCCAAAATTTAAAAATTACTACCCGTTATTGGAAAATGTGCCGCATTTTATTGGTATTCTTATCCACGCAGGTGGTAATGTGGATCATACCGATGGCTGCATTTTAACAGGCGATAAAGTTCCCGGAAAAGAACTGTTACAGAATCAGTTTAATGTTACTACTAAAGTAAAGAATCTGATAAAAAGGGCTCTTGATGCAAAAGAAGAAGTTTGGATTACTGTAAACCGAAAGTAGTATGTGGAGATTTATATTGAAAAATTGGCAATATGTTTTGATAGGGGCTTTGGTGCTTGCGCTATATATTGCTTCTAAGAATGCTATTGCCAATAAACAGAAGTACCAAAGAGAAAAGAACAATGTAGAAACTCTTATGACTGATATCAAACACGCCCGCGCGCCCGCGCGTTGAACGGGCCGTAGGTGACGGCCTCACCGGTCTCAAAGCTGACCAGAGAACCGGTGGAGCGGTTGGCGATCATGCCAGCCCAGACGTCATAGCCATCGAAGATCTGGTTGATGATGCCCTCGCCGTGGGTATCGGTCAGAAACTGGTTGCGGTAGCCGAACAGGCCGCGGCTGGGCATACGGAACTCCAGACGCACACGGTCGGAACCCAGAGACTCCATCTGCTGCAGGATGGCCTTGCGCTGGCCCAGACCGGTCATGACAGCACCCTGATACTGAGTGGGGACGTCGATGACGACGTGCTCCATAGGTTCGTAGGTCTTGCCGTCGATGACCTTAGTCAGAACGTGCGGGGGAGAGACCTGCAGCTCATAGCCTTCGCGGCGCATGGTCTCGATGAGGATGGACAGATGCATCTCACCACGGCCCATGACACGGAAGGAATCGGTGGTGGCGGAATCCTCCACCTTCAGAGCGACGTCCTTCAGCAGCTCTTTCTGCAGACGGTCACGGATCTGGCGGCTGGTGACATACTTGCCCTCACGGCCGGCCAGCGGGCTGTCGTTGACGGAGAAGGTCATCTCGACGGTGGGGTCGTTGATCTTCACAAAGGGCAGCGGCTCGATATTGGAGGGGCTGCACAGGGTGTTGCCGATGGTGACGTCGGGCAGACCGGAGAAAGCCACGATGTCGCCTGCGGTGATGTTGTCGCAGGGCTGACGGCCATTGGCCTGGAAGTCATACAGCTTGGTCAGACGGCCGCGCATCTTGAGGTCGGGGTTGTGCCAGTCGCACACGACCACTTCCTCGCCCACCTTGGCGACGCCGTTCTGGATGCGGCCGATGCCGATGCGGCCAACGAACTCGTTGTAGTCCACAGAGGACACCAGCATCTGGAAGGGAGCCTCGGGGTCGCCCTCGGGCGGCTTGATGGTGCTCAGCAGGGTGTCGAACAGGGGGACCAGATCAGTGCCGGGTACATCGGGGTCAAGGCTTGCAGTGCCATCACGGCCACAGCAGAACAGCATGGGGCAGTCCAGCTGCTCGTCGGTAGCGCCCAGATCCATCAGCAGGTAGAGGACCTCGTCGATGACTTCCTTGATGCGGGCATCGGGACGGTCGATCTTGTTGATGGCAACCACCAGGCTCAGGTTCTGCTGCAAAGCCTTCTGTAGCACAAAGCGGGTCTGGGGCATGCAGCCCTCGGCAGCGTCCACCAGCAGCAGCACGCCGTTGACCATCTTCAGCACGCGCTCCACCTCGCCGCCAAAGTCGGCGTGGCCCGGGGTGTCGACGATGTTGATCTTGACGCCCTTGTAGGTGCAGGAGCAGTTCTTGGCCAGAATAGTGATGCCGCGCTCACGCTCGATATCGCCGCTGTCCATCACGCGCTCGGCCACGGCCTGATTGTCGCGGAAAGCGCCGCTCTGACGCAGCAGGGCATCCACCAGCGTGGTCTTGCCGTGGTCAACGTGAGCGATAATGGCAACGTTGCGCAAATCGTTACGAACCATAAATTTCTACCTCTCTATTTAAAAAGACTCATAAAATACGAACGAACGTCATACAAACCTAAGTTTATAACAGAACAGGGTGGTTTGTCAAGATTGTATAAAAATTTTTTCTGCAATTCAGCATTATGCCCGTAAACTTCCCGCAGATTTGTGCGGCGTGTACCTTAAAAATATGCTATACTAAAGCTATAAAACGAACCGGAGGTGTTCTGCATTGAAGCTTACGTTTTTAGGCGCGAACCACGAGGTGACTGGCAGCTGCACCATGCTGGAAGCGGCAGGGCAGCGATTCCTCATCGACTACGGCATGGAGCAGGGCAAAAATGTGTACGAGAACCAGCCCCTGCCCGTAGCCCCCGGCGAGATCGACTTTGTGCTCATCACCCATGCCCATATCGACCATACCGGTCTTTTGCCGCTGCTGGCGCACAACGGCTTCCGGGGCAGGATCTACGCCACCATCCCCACCGTGGAGCTGTGCGGCATCATGCTGCGGGACTCGGCGCATATTCAGGAGTTTGAAGCCGAGGGGAAAAATCGCAAGGGCAAGCGCTCCGGCGGC